GTGCGACAGCCAAAGTAGCCGAAAAGAAAGGACTAGAAGCCGAACTTGAATCTTTAAAACTTAAACCACAAGTGTTAGAAGAAAAACGTAAAAATCTTGCAGCAGATGTAGATTTTGAAATTGAAAAAGCTGATCTTAAAAAACAAAAAAGACAAGAGCTAAAAGCAAAACAAGAAAAAATAGACAAAGATTTAAGTAGAGAAGAACTAAACAAATCTAAAGAAGTCTTAAAAGACAAACTCGGTAACACAAAACTGTTTGGTAAGTTTTTAGGTGTGGCTGGAATTTTATATGGAACTCAATTTGTAAAAGAAGATTTTACTGCGGCACAAGCCGCTAACATAGCAGCCCTAGAAGGCACTGACGACAGTTTTGAATCTCGTTTGAGAAGGAGAGTTAGTGAAGATATAGGTCCGGGTGTCGCTGCAGGTGTAGAAGCAGGAGCAAAGTTTCTTGATCCGGGGGTACAACTAGCCACAGAGTTCGGCCCTAAAGCAGTTAAGGGAACATTTGGTGCAACATCTGTTGCAGACGCTACATTAACTGGAAGCCTAGATAGACGATTTAAAACAAGAGATCAAATACGTGCTGATCAACAGACTATGCAGGACAAAGCTGATCAACAACAATATAGACAACAAGTTTCCCCACAAATTGACGATGAATTAGCAATTCAAAAACAAATGAACTTGAGGAAACAAAGTCAAGATTTCAGAAGCAAAGCTGAAAAGAAGAGCCAACTTACGTTGGATCAACAAATAAACGAAATGTTAGCACAAAGGAGATAATTATGGCTAATAAAACAACAGGCAACTATAATTACGGTGCCGCATACATTATGGGTTCAGATAAAGTAACTATTGACAACCCAGAAGGTTCACAGCAGTTATACAGAGAAGGTATGGAATTTACAACTGAAGTAAATCCAGACGCTTTACAAGTAGACATGCCAAAGAAGCAAACAAAACCAACTGTAGAAGCTTCACTATTTAATATGGCTGACGACAAAAACTACACTGGTGGTTTTAATTAATAATAGGTGAATCATGGCTGATAATTTCTTGCAACCACCTGACGATACCGTAGCACCAATAGAAAATCCTGAAGAAGAATTGATGGGATTGGTCGGTTATGTGAAAGATAAGTTTCAAAGTGCAGAGGATGGTAGATACACTCACGAACAACGTTGGCTCAGAGCTTACAAAAACTATAGAGGTATCTATGATTCGACAACACAATACAGAGACTCAGAACGTTCACGAGTATTTTTAAGAATAACAAAAACAAAAGTGCTTGCAGCGTTTGGTCAAATAACCGACATTCTTTTTGCAAATAAAAAGTTTCCTATTGTTGTAGAGTCTACGCCTGTTCCTGAAGGAATAGCAGAGTTTGCTCACATGCAAACACCGTTAGATCAGGCAGAAAAACCCTTAGATCCGTATGGGTTTCCGGGGGATGGTAGACAAGTTCAACCCGGATCTATGGATTTCTTGGGTGGTTTACAGGATAAGTATGAAGGAACACCTCTTGCAGAAGGTCCTGCAAAGATAGGTGAACCTCAAATAAGTCCTGCTCAAGAAGCAGCGATGAATATGGAAAAAGAAATACATGATCAATTAACTGATACTCGTGCCGTAAATGTTCTAAGATCAGCACTGTTTGAACAAATACTTCTTGGAACTGGTATAGTTAAAGGTCCTATGTTAAGAAACAAACGTCTACATAGATGGACTAAGAATGACATGGGTGAAAGGACATATACTCCTAGTGAAATGTTGTGTCCTGAAATAGAATCAGTATCATGTTGGGATTTCTTTCCAGATCCATCGGCTGTAACATCAGAGGATTGTGAGTATGTTATTCAAAGACACAGAATGAACAGACAACAGTTGCGTAATTTAGCTAATTATCCTTACTTTAATTTAGAAGCCATAGAAAATGTGATAGCACTAGGTCCTAATTACGAAGATAAGTATTACGAAGATACTATTCGTGATGACGAAACCGAACCAAACTACAACAAAAACAGATATGAAGTCCTAGAGTACTGGGGTATCATGGATAAGACATTTATCGATGGTGCAGGTGGTCTTAAAGATCAGGATGTAAGCAGTATGGATCAATTACAGGTAAACGTTTGGGTGTGTGGTAACGAAGTTATAAGATTTGTTCTTAATCCATTTACACCTGCAAGAATACCATTTCATGTAGTGCCGTATGAAATAAATCCATATCAGATATTTGGAACTGGTGTTCCAGAAAATATGGAAGATGCACAAATGCTTATGAATGGTCACATGAGAATGGCTATAGATAACTTAGCACTTGCAGGTAATCTTGTATTTGATGTAGATGAAGCAAGTTTAGTACCCGGTCAAAATATGGATATATTTCCCGGTAAGATATTTAGACGACAGTCTGGTGTAACTGGAACAGCAATAAATGGATTAAAGTTTCCTAATACTGCACCAGAGAACATACAGATGTATCAGATATCACGACAACTTGCAGACGAAGAAACAGGCATACCATCCATAATGCACGGACAAACAGGTGTAAGTGGCACAGGTAGAACGGCTGCAGGATTATCAATGTTGATGGGTGGTGCAAACCTGTCTATGAAAACAGTAATAAAAAATATAGATGATCATCTTCTCAAACCTTTAGGAGAAGCATACTTTCAGTGGAATATGCAATTCAATGACAATTCCCCTGATATCATAGGGGATTTAGAAATCAAACCACGTGGCACTGCAGCAGTTATGCAAAAAGAAGTGCGTAGTCAACGTCTTACAGCGTTACTACAAACTGCAACTAATCCTATGCTTGCACCTTTTGTTAAGATACCTAACTTAATTAGAGAACTAGCAATAGCACAAGATATAGATCCTGACAGTCTCGTGAATGATGAGAACCAAGCAAAAGTATTTGCTGAAATATTAAGAGGTCTAAATGAATTACAGCAGACTCAAACCCCTGATCAACAACCCAACAGCATGGCAGGCTCTGGAGGAATGGGTCAAGCACCAACAGACGGTAGTGTTCAGGGGGTTGGTGCAGGCGACATCGGAGTTGGAGCTACGCCAGTTGCAGGGGAAGGCGGCTTTACTGGAAACAATCCTATCCCTCAAGAACAACAAGAGTAATTAATGATAGCTAGAAATCGACCTGTAAATCAATCTGAAATAGATTTATTTAAAAGAGAAGAAACTGCTGAAGAGTTTCTTAGCAGGTTGCCACCTGATGCACGACCTATTGTTCTTCCTGATGGATCAGTTGTGATACAGGAAGGAAACAGAACTTACAACGTTCCTAACTCTATAAATAATGAAGTTAGAAAAGCAGTAAGCAATGTAACTCCGTTAGCACAGACACAGTACAGAACTACAGGTTCAAGTGGGTCACTTACGCAAACTGTATCAGACGATGCAGGAACTGTTACATCTGCCATTGATAGTGGATCAGATTTTCTTACCAATGTTGGTGGTAAAGACGCAACTACTTTTGATTATGATTTAAGTGAAGCTGATTTACTAGAAGCTATTGAACTTAGAAAATCTGCGTACGGTGTTGATACAATAGAGACAAGCTCAACTGTAGATGCTAGTGGTAATGAACAACGAAGTTTTATTGAAAGAGTGGGCGACAGACTCTACGAAGTTTTTGTATCAGGTCCATCACAAACGATTACTGACGTAAGTCCAGTATCAGGTAAAACAATAGCGACAAAAGTTCCTGCAGTCGGAGGTGTATTAGACGCAGCAACTTTGTTTAGTCCTGTTCCGGGTCTAGGTTCTTTAGCAGGTAAAATGGGAGAAAAGTTTGTTGAACGACAACAGATAGACGCACAAAGAGCAGCAGTTGGACAACCTTTATACGGTGCAGTTCAAGTACAAGAAAAGTCTACAGGTAGAATTATTGATCTAACAACATCTCCTGTGAGTCAAAGTGCTTTAGGTAAAGCTTTAGGTTTAAGTCAAGCAGGAGTTGGAACGTTTGCTGAAGCTGATGTGACTGGCCCTGTAATATTTAATGGTGTAGAATATCCAAATATACAAGCAGTAATACGTGAAGTGTCTCAGCGTGGTTTAGTTGATCCGTTTGTTATGGCACAAAATATACCTGCAGGAGAGGATTTTGATCCTAGACGTGTGGTCGCTTCAGGTGAAGAAAGAATGGGCATATTAGATGATGACAGTGGAGAAGTTAATTTAGGGTTTGGTAGAACAGGAGCAGTAACTGGAGTTGCTCTTGATAGTCAAGGTAATTTAACATACAAGACTGGTACTGGTGGATTTATAACTGGTATGGGAGAAATGGTAACCACAGGAACAGGTATAGGATTTACTGGTGGTCGAGCAGACATTGTACAAGCACAAAGTTTGAGTTCAAGTCAAGCACAAAGTTTACTTAGTCGTATAAACGCAGGAGAAATAACATCAACCCCTAATACAACAGAGTTTTTAACACAATTAGGTAATCCTGCATCAAATATATATGGTGATGATTTTGATCCAAACGCTATTGTTCCTGATCCGATATTTGGAACAAGACCGATAGCTGATGTTAGTATAGAAGATTTACCAACATACTATGATCAAGCCATTGTCGATGCTGATGATGATCAAACATACGGAACTGTCAATTTTGGTGACACAAACCTAAATCAAATGCAAAAAACTTTTGAAGATATGCGAGAAGAAGCAGAAGAAGAAAAAGGTGCAGGCCCAGAAACTCCAACAGTTGTAGAAACTCCAACCTACGCACCTGATCCATTTTATAATCAATCTGATAGTAGTGATGATAGTTATGACACAGGAGGAGGGTATAGTGTATCTAGTGAAGATTTTGAAGGTTTTGCTGAAGGAGGAACAACTGGCAAACAAGAGGGGGGTACAACTGTAAAACCTGTATCTCAAATTGTACAAGGAGCAGGATTCATTGCACCACAAGGAAACGCAACAGATCAACAAACTATAGCAGATGACATACCGATGGAAGCAGAGGAAGGTGATTTTATAATCAACGCACCTGCTGCAGAGTTTGCAGGTAGACAAGATATTGTAGACATGATTCTTGAAGCAATCAACAGTTTAAAAGAAAAAGGGGTTGACATTCAGTATGGAAATCCTAAAATACCAGTAAAGAACAGTGTACAACTCGCTGTTTCTAGAAACGAAGTTTACATACCAAAAGTTATAGCAGAAGAAATAGGCTATGACAAATTAGAAAAAATAAATAATCGTGGTAAGCGTGAAGTAGAACGCAGACAACAAGAGTCACAAAAACAAGCAAATCGTGGTGGATTTGTAAGAAAAGCAGAGGGTGATGTTGTTGATAAGTCTAACATCATGGGTGCAGATGAAGGTAACTTTTTACAAGACTTAGGTAGATTCGTTGTTGATGAGTTGGGCGATAAGATAAAAGGGTTTTTATCCCCACAAGAAAAAACAAAAAAAGATTTTCCACCCACACCTATTAAAAAACCTGAAAACTTAATTGCAAAAGAACAAGAAAAAATAGAATCAAAAGGTGTAGAAAAAAGACCTGCCGATGTAAAAAAATACGATAATTTTAGAAATCTTATTAATGATAGAAAGGTAAATCTTGAATTAACAAAAGATAGGTCAGAAGCTTACGATTTATTAAACTTGTTAGAAGTAAGTCCTAAGATAGATCCAAGAAAAGGAAACGTGCCAACAAATACAAGTGGATTTACTGTGGGGATAGGTTTTGATATAGGGAAACACAACGAACAAGATTTACGTAATTTTAATTTTTCTGACGCTTTATTTAATAAGTTACTGCCATTCTCAGGGAAGATAGGCAAACAAGTTGAACTAGATCCTAATTTTATGTTGACAGATGATGAGCTTGATGAGGTAAATAAAATAGTTTTAAATACTAAGTACAATCAATTTGAAAAAAAATTTCCTAATTACAAAAAAGTGAATCCACTAGATAAAGCTGTACTATATTCTGCGTATCATTTAGGAGCATTGACAAGAGAAAAAAATCCATACACTACTTTTATGAGTATATATGATAAAACAAATAATATAACTAACGCTCTTAAAAGGGGTATAATAGGTAGAATTAATAACCCTAAAAACTACGAACAAGAAAGAGCAGAAAAAGCATTGAAATGGTTAGGGAGTAAACAAACACCTCCTAAACTAAGACCAAAAAGTATTCAGGAAAAACCTGATACAAAATCATTTCTATCACCACAAATTAGTGTGTGATGAAAAGATTTCGTCAGCTACCCACACACGTGGCCCTGACAGACCGAAGCAGCTACCCACAGCCAGTGGCACTGCAAGATGAGGTAAAAAACTATGGCAAAACAAGTAAAAGGCGTAAGAGCTAATAAACCAAATGATTCTTTTGGCACTATAAATGAACCTAATCTATATCGAGGTAAGTATCGTGAAGATGTTTACAAAGATGATGAAGAGGAACAACAAGAAGAGCAGGAAGCAGAACAGACCGAAACGGACACTTCAGAAGAAGCCACTCCAAAAGGTAATAGTTTTGTGAATACAAAAGAAGAAGATGGAACTGTCTACAAAAAACGTTATGATGATCTGAAAAGACATTATGACAAGAAACTAGAAGAGTGGAAAACAGAGCGTGATGCTTTGGAAGCCGCTAATAAAGTTTCGGATACTGGCGTACAAGTACCAACAACTCCTGAAGAAATAACGGAGTTTAGACAAAAGTATCCTGATGTATACAAAGTTGTTGAGTCTGTTGCATCTATGCAAGCAGAACAAAGAGCAGGAGATCTCAGAGGTGAGATTGATTCTCTTAAAAAGCGAGAAGAAGATTTAGTTGTTCAAAGTGCTTATAAAGAACTTACAACATTACATCCTGATTTCCAAGAAATCAAGACTGATGAAAATTTCTTACAATGGCTAGATGAACAACCACAATCAATATCTGATGGCATATACAAAAACAACAAAGATGCACGGTGGGCAAGTAGAGTATTAGATCTTTATAAAGCCGATGTTGGTATAAAAAAAGAACCAAGAAAAACTACAAAGAGTGCGGCCGAAGCAGTAAAAACTATTAAAGCAAAAGCAATTACTACTGACGCAAATGCAAACAAAAAAGTTTGGAAGGGTTCTGACATCGCCAAACTTAAACCGTGGGAGTTCGAAAAGGTGGAAGCCGAAATCGACTTAGCACGGCAAGAAGGGCGAATTGATATGAACAGCTAAAACCTCAATAAAGGAGAGAAAAATGGCTTTCGGAAAAGCAGCAGGTTATGGAAATCTACCGTCAGGTAATTTCACACCTCAAATTTTTAGCCAGAAAGTTCTCAAATTCTTCAGACGTGCTTCGGTTGCAGAAGATATTACGAATA